TCTTGTGTCGTTGGTAATTCCGTAAGCGGTTCAAATGACTTTACCGATGTACGAAATTTGTAGTTATTTTGCTCACCCCAGTATTGGTCAGTTTCGAATGAAACGTTTTCTACTACCGCATTCATTTGTTCCATATATTCAGTCCAAATAATACAGCGATAGGTGATTTCATAATAGTCAGGTACCGTGGTGACTAAATATTCACGACTTGGGGTAATACCATTTTTCACTGCAAATTGGTCATATGGGGTTCTTTTGTTCCATCCCGTTTCAAATGTCCGTTCAAGATACTTGTTGACAGGTGAATTGATACCTGATTTTTTCATACCAGAACGACGAATCATAATCATTGGAAGTTGTATCTTTCCAATAGAGTCACGCATGATACCATCTCGTTGAGCGGACTTCCATCGTTCGGGATCGCCATAAATAACAGGTACTTTAACTTCGTTTCCATTTTGTGTTACAATAGGTTTAATACGTTCATTCATATGTTGTAAAATCGCATTATCTATTGTGTATAATGTTACCGCAATTGGTTTGAGTGAACCAAATTGTGTATCATTTGCTCTATTTTCTACTGTCGTAGTTTGTTGTGCATCCCTAACAACGTTTATGGGTTCTTTATATTCTGGGTCAAAGGTCATACTTGTGCCTCTTCAATGTCAATACTTGTACGACGAGTTAAGTGTGCCATACAAATGATTGCGGTATTAAACCCTGGCTTACCTGCAATAAGTTGTGTTTCTGTGATATTATGAACTTCGTAAAAATGATTATTATATCCAATAATATCACCAATTTCTGGATATGTGTTTACTTCTTGTAACATACGACGAGCAAATTTAAATTCTGTTTGTTGCTCTTGGTTTGACCCAAATCCTTCTTCTCGTACTGGAGTATTCTTATCATACTTAATGATTGCGTTAACCTTAACGGGTGTATAACGTGGTTTTACCGTACTTTCGCCGTAAATATTAACCTTAGCTGATTCTACCACAATTTTATACAATACGACCGCCACATCCATCGTTTCATCAATCAATTCCCGAGTGATGTGTTGGATGAATTCAAAGTCACGTTGCGTAACAAAGCGTGCCATTTATTAACCTATGTAAATGAGTGTTGGTATCTTTGCAAATGTTTCTTGCATCATCTTTGCATTTTCTGCTTGTTTTTTCATTTGTGCTTGCATACCAGTTTCTTCAAGTGTTTCTCGAAGTTCTTTGGTCAATGCTTCTTTTTCTGCAACTGCTTCACGACGAAGCATTTCACCATCTAATCTGATAATTCCGTCTGGATAAGGAATATTTTCAAACTTAGAACGAATAATACCTAACAGTTCTTTTGCTAATGAAAGTGTATATCTGAATATCCATGTACGTGACATATCATTTGTCTTGGTGTAATTGATATGTTCATATGGAACATTTGAAAGGTCACTTGCTACATTCGACCCAGATTGGAATATATTTGCTTGTTTGTCTTTTGCTACATTATAGTCAAAATAAATAACTGAATCTCTCTTAAATACTGGAGAGAATTTGATGATGTTGTTTGATATTTCAAATCCGTATTGACTCTTACGAATCATATCGTTGATTTCGATTGCTTGAATACGGAGTAAGTCTTCGTATGCTGGCATCATCACAAATGTGACTGGTGGTGAAAATCCATCAAATCCAAATTCTGCCATTAGGTTAGTTAGACCAAGACCCGTGGTTGCAAATGGGTCATAGTAACGAGCTACTGCTGACGGCATATAGTGATATACACGACGAATTTCAATTGCTGATCCACTTTCGTATACGTTTGCCCACAATGATTTTAAATCATAACTTTGTGTTCCAATAGATGCAGAAATATACCCTCTTTTAATTTCAACATTTCCACCGGATTGAGCTTCTACACCATAATCATTTGCAAGTCTAATTAATTGAGGTAATGGTGTTCCTATAATATTTCGTTGTGTAGCAGATGTTGCTGTACTAACACCTTGTAAAGACATCATGTATTCACGTGCATTAAATTGATTAACTTGATTACCATACGTGGTAATAGCTTCTTCAAAACATGCGTAAATTTGTTTATCAGTCAATTCTACTTCGACAACTGGATACCCCAATTTCCGTGCCACGAATTCAGCCGCCCGTGGAGCATCGGTAACGAACTCTTGATCGTTATCGAAAAACCCAAATGGTGTTATACCAAATGGATTTCTTGGATTACCGTCGTAAAAAATTGGTTCTTGTGTTTCCATAATTCTCTCTAATTAGGGACTTATAATAAATAGTTTTATTAAATCATTAACTCTTATTTTAAGGCAAATAAAAAGGGTGACCTTTCGGCCACCCAGTTTATTCCCTCCGTTAGCTTACTAGATTATAGTAAGTTTAATCCGTCGATAAGAACCTTACCGAAGAATTCAGGACGTACTACCTTCTTTGCGTAACGGGTCATCACACCACGGCGTGGGGTGAAGTTGTTTGGGTCATACACGAGCGGAGTCATGATGAGTGGGATATATGGTGCATATACTGCACCAGTTTCGAGGAAGTTACTTCCACGGAAGCCCAATAATAGGACGTTTTCCTTCATGTATGGGTTCTTGTAGATGGTGTAACGGTTTTGGAATGAACCAACCTTGGTTACGCCACCTGCAAATTCCATCTTGTCACCATCTGTGTTTGCCATGAAGCCTGGGATGGTTTCAAGGATTGTTGCGACGGTTGGTGAACATACTGCAAAGTTTGCACCACCACGCATGGTGAGTTGATGAATCTTGTTACTTACCTTTTGCATCTTTTGACCAAGTGTTTGGAACCAGGTCATATTGGTCCATGCGGTACCAGTGTATGAAGATACTGCAAATGCACCGGTTACTGAATTGTATACACTACCGATTTGGGTTGACCAGAATTCGGTGGTAAGACTTGGTACAGCTGCGATTAACATATCAAGGATTTCGAGGTCGATTTCGGTTGAGATGTAATCACTTAACATTGCTGTTAATTCAGCTTCTGCATCCACACTGTGGTATGCGTTCAAGTCTTGTGCAAGTTCTGGTGACCAGACTGCCTTTAACTTACGTGTCTTAGCAACGATAGTTTCTGAACGGAGTTCAAGATCGATTTGTGGAATTGCTAAGTCGGTTGAACCATCACGATCTTCGAAGTCACCACGGGTGGTGTCGGTTGGTTGCTTGACGAAGGTAATCTTGTCAACAGTCTTGGTACCTGATGCTGCGGTGTTGACGATGAAGGTGATGTTGGTGCCATCGTACTTGGTGAATTCTTGGAGGACAAGTGCTGCCATGTCTGCACCTGAACCACTTGGTACGAAGGTACGTACTGCTAAGAAGTCTGCGTTTGAAGCACTTACTGCTGGTACTACGTACTTACTGAGACTTGCAGTGTTGAAAAGAGTGTTGAAGTTGATATCTGACAAACTTACTGATTGTGAAGCTACTGGAACGATGTTTGTTGATGCATCGTTGATTGAGTAGCCGAATGCACCTGCGCCGTATAAGCCACCTGCATCTTGGTTACCAAATGCACTGTAGGTGTTTGAAAGTGCGGTACCATAGAGTGATTGACCTGCGGTCTTTCCAAGTATAGTGTTACCGTACTTGAAGTCCATGAAGAACACAAGTCCTGAAGGAAGGTTCATTGGTTGGACTGATACGAAGTTCTTACTTGCGATACTTCCGAAGACCTTACGGACTAATGGAAGTGCTACACCTGCCCATTGTTCACCTGAGGTGCCTGCTTGGTTGGTGAATGAGTTTTCTGAGAGAAGTTGTGAAGCTTGGTTTTCAAGCATTACTGCCATACCTTGCTTTTCTGTTCCCTTCAAGCCTTCAAGAAGACCTGACTTTTCCCACTTACCTGCTAATTGGCGGGATTGTTCAACGATTACCTTGTGTGCTGAACCGGCTTCGTTGATAAGTGAATTTACGTCTGACATGCTTATCTCCTAGTGAGTTATGAAATGATTCCTGCGAGTTGTTGTAAACGCTTAGCAACAGAGTTTTCTGCGATAACTGCTGGTGCTTCAGTCTTTGGAGCGGTACTTGGGGTTGCCTTACTTGCGAACCCTTCGGTGACCACCTTACTTGGTGCCTTTGTTGCCTTTACTACCTTTGCTGCGGAAGTTAATGTTTCTACCAAAACTGTGTATACCATCTTGATTTCACGAACGGTGGTTGCACGGTCAAAGTTTTCTACGACCATTACCTTTTGTTCAGTAGTCAAACCTTCCTTACGGAAGATTTTGTTGGTGTACAAGAGTTTTGCGTTGAGAAGATTGACTTCGTGTAGCTTGCCTCGTAGGAGCTTTACAGCCTGACGATATTCTGCAAGTTCTTTCTCTAGGGATGCCATTTTTTCAGATGATACCTTATGTTTTTCATCTTCGGCTTCCAATTCTGCGAGAATTGCTTCTAAATCAAGTTCTTCTTCGCCTTCTTCTTCGTGACCCTTCATTTCTTCACCTTCCATCTTATTTACATCTGATGGTTCGGCTACAAAAGTATTTACATCTGCTGCGGTGTGTGCGGCTTCTTTTCCGATATCTGAAGACTTAGTTGGAATTTCTGGTTTTTCTGCATCACCTTCTGGGGCTTCCATTGGGAATGCTTTGTCTGCTTTCTTTTCTTCTTTGTCTTCTTCACCATGCATTTCTTCCTTCATTTCTTCCTTTTCTTCTTCGTCATGCATAGCTTCGTCCATTTTTTCTTCTTCCTTTTCGTCTTCGTCATGTGAGACTTCCTTAAGGTCTGCTTCTAATTCCTTGATTACTTCATCAAGGTCAAAGTCAGCGTCTGACCAGTCATCATACCAATCGGTATCACTTTCGCCTGCGTCTTCGCCACTTTCATCATCGTCTGCTGAATCAAATGCTTCTGGTGATGGTTCCTTATTGTCACCTGCGCCGATATCTGATGTTGCTGCAAGATGACCACCTTCTGATTCTCCGTCTTCAAATGGAGTTTCAGTTGCAGCTTCAGTTTCCATATGCTTCTTTTCTTCTTCTGGTTTTGCCATTTCTGTTTTTGGTTCTTCTTTCTTTTCTACATCCTTTTCTTCTTCATCATGTTCCATGCCTTCTGCTTCTGCGCGAAGTCTGCGTGAAAGCATTGACTTAATTTGGGGTGTGAACGTTTCTTCTAATGAAAGCTTTGCGTTTTCAATTGCTGTTTGACGAACTGCTTCTGCGTCTGCAATTGCTTCCTTTAAAAGCTTGTTCGTGAATTCGAACTCTGCCATAAATTTTCTCTCCTATGAGAATTAAAATGACTATTGTGAGCCATTATGACGTATATATACAACAAAAAATCACACCCCAAATGAGGTGTACTAAATAATATATATTATTGTTTTTTGTAAAACATCAATTTTTAGTTAAAATGTATTATTGTTGTTGTTTTTCTTTTGCACCTTACTTTCTTCCCGTTTTCTACGGCGAAGGGCGTCTTGACTTTTCTTTTGGAGTCTCTTCGACTTCTTCAAATAGAATTCTTTCTTCTTTAAATCTTCCATCAATTCGGCTTTTTTAACCTGTTTGACGAACTGCTGGAGTGCTCGTTCTAAATCAACTTGTTTATCACCTTTAACTTCAACGTACATACTGCCTCCGTTTTACTGAGTAACTAATTTATATGCTAAGGTGACCATATCACCTATAGATTCGTTATAAAACTTCTTTCTATTATTTGCGGATAGATTGTGAGCAACTGTTACTAATAGTTTTGCAGTAAATCCATCTACATAATGTTCTTCAATCTTTTGTGCTTTACCTGTTTTTGCAACTTGTAAAATAGATTGAATCTTTCCTTCCATATTGGTATGAAATCCCCAAGGCCCAACATTGAATATCTCTGGACGAACTGTTCTAA